TATGGTATATTTCTGGGTGCAAATTTGCCAAGCGTTTTTTCTGCAGGGGTTTTGTGCTATAATTTTTGCTATGAAGGGGCTAAAAATAACGTTTAATAAACAGGTTACTGTAAAATTTGATGACTTTAACAATCCTATCACTGAAGTCGTTAAAATTGCAGTTGATGATTGCCTAATTGCGCCGGTTACTGAGCCAGTTAGCGCACGTGAACAGCAAGCGATAAGCCAGGCACGCGATCAAGTGCGTGTGCATTTGCCAAAAACATTTACTGGCGATGTTAGCGCTAGCACGTTTGTATACGATGGCAAGACTTTTACGCTTGATAGCGATAGCGTTGTGTTTATGCCAGAAAATACGCCGACAAGGTGGAATAGATACTTGCGCGCTGAGTGCTTGACTGGTGGTGATTTAGGAGCAAGGCCGTGAACGTTGAAAAGCGTGTTATAAAGTGGCTTGAAGCTAGCGGAATTGTTAGCGGTTATTTTGTTGGCGGTGATAAAATAAAAGCCAAATCACTACCTGAGAAATTTATTTTGGTTGATAGAACCGGCGGCGCACGTGAGGCTATGGTGCTTGATATGGCTGAAATATTGATTGAAGTTTACCACAAGACTAGCCGGTTTGAAGCCAGCGAAAAAGCCAATGCCATTGCTGATGCGGTTAGCAACTTATTGCAATATGATGAAATCACCCGAGCTAAAGTCAATAGCGTTGTACACCTTGATGATACGCTCGGCCAGTATTACCGCTATCAAATTTACCTAGATGTATATAACCGCCGCGGCGAAGCCGCCGGCAAGCCTGCACCACCCCCCCCTCCTCCAATTGAGGACACACTTTAGTATTTTGAATTATGTAATGGTTATGTTATAATTTACGTGTCAGAGGAAAATACAGGCGACGGCCTGGAAAGGAAAAAACGGCGATGGCAAAAATGTTTACCAAAAACGGTGACGAATATGAAGAAATTGTTGGCTTTACACAAGATGAAGTCGATCATATAGTCGAGAAGCGCGTTGCGCGTGAACGGCAGAAATATACAGATTATGATAGCTTGAAATCGCAAGTTGATGATCTGAATACGAAGCTGAAAACGGCTAGCGAAGAAAAAACCGAGCTTGAAAAGAAGCTGGGCGATGTGCAGCTAGAAACCGACCGCATTAAGATTATTCATAAGTTTAACGTACCTGAAAATTTGCAAGAGTTTGTAACCGGCAAAACGGTTGAAGACATGAGTAAACAGGCTGAAAAGCTGGCTGAAAATGTCAAAGGCGGCGGTGTACCAATCACCAAAACGCCAAAGCCTGAAAAGGGCGATAAAACAGACTCCGCGCAGATTGCTAGTAAACTATTTGGCAAGAAATCTGAAGACTAATATAAATCAGTAATGTGCTTAGGAGAAAATCATGGCTACATTAAAAACTACAGACCTTGACCTCGCCGCACACCAGGGCGAAACTTGGTCTAAAAATATTACTACAGGTGTTTTGGCTAAATTGGCAGTAGAAGCACCAGACATTAAAGTTGGTAAAACTGATCATTTCGTATTTACTGGCACACCAAAGGCTGAATTGGTTGGCGAAGGCGCAAATAAAAGCGCGGCTGACGACAAGCCAACTAAGGCTACCGTAAATACTTACAAGGTGCAGGTTACTTACCGCTTTAGCGATGAGGTGCAGTACGAAGATGAAGACTACCAAACGCAACTTATTGATGGCTTGGTAAAGAATATCTCTATTGCTTTAAGCCGCGCACTTGACTTGGTTGCTATTCACGGTATCAATCCAAAAACTGGTGAAGTAAGCTCGTCTGTTGTTAGCTATTTTGCTAAAGCCGGCAATAAGGTTGCACGTGTTGTTGCTACTGAAAAGCCTAATGAGGATATTGAAAATGCCGCAGCTAAATTACAAGAAGCTGGCTACACTGCAACAGGTGTTGGTTTTGACCCAGCATTTGCAGGCGAATTGGCTCGCGTAACTAATGCTAACGGCGTTAAGCTTTATCCAGAGCTAGGCCTTGGCTTTAACGTTGATAATTTCCAAGGCTTGATGGCAGCGTCTAGCGATACCGTCAGCGGCCGCCAGGAAATTACTAAGCCTCGTGTTAAGGGTATTATGGGTGATTTCCGCGCGTTTAAGTGGGGTGTCGCTCGATATGTTGGCTTGAAGTTAATCGAAGCTGGTGACCCAGATGGCGCTGGTGATTTGAACCGCACAAATGAGGTTGCAATCCGCGCTGAAAGCATTTTTGGTTACGCTATTTTTGATGAGAAAGCCTTCTCACTAGTTGAAAAAGCGGCTTACTAAAAAACGCCTAGAAAACTCGCCACAAAAGCCCCCTGTAGAGGGGCTTTTTGGTTTGGTCGTGGTATAATGATAATATGAAAAAGCCAATGCTATTTGTTAATGAAATTACAGGCGATATTGTGACTGTTAGAAGCAATCAGGAGGCTTTACGCTTGCCTAAAGAATATTACCGCCTTCAATTTACAAAGAACGAAGACGGTAAAGCAGTGGCACGGTTTAGAATACGCTCGATTGACGGCAAAGGTTACGCAACCGTTGATATTTCTGAAAATGAACTTGGTGAGGTGATTGATGGCAACGCAAGCACAAAGTGATTTTATCGCTGATTTGGCGGTCCGCAAGACTAAGGAATTCAAAGAAGTCAAAGAAATGCTGATTGCTAGCGGCATTGTTAGCGAAAATGCCGAAATGGTTAAGCACGCGCTAAGCATAGCCGATATCACAAACATTTTAACCGATTTGCAAGCCAGTCAGTTTATCGATTTACTAACTAAAGCTAAAGAACCTGTACGCGGCACCGCATACGCTGATAAACGCGTGAAGCGAACTATTAACATACTTGATGACATTAAAAGTACTATTGCTGATTGGGATTTTGAGTCATGAATTACGGCAAATTAACAGATACGATTATTAAGAAGGTTATGCTAGCCATAGCCTTGATAAATAACCCTGAAATCACACCAGAAGTGCGGCAATTTAACCTAGAAATTTTATTTAGAGAAGTGGGCAATGCAGTTTATGCGAAGATTTACGACATGAACGCTTTTGATTTTGGCATTGAACATACGATTGGTGAAGGAATGGACGACCGCTATTATGGGTTGGCTAAAAAAGCTAGCTATAGTGTGTCTACTGGTGACGTGGCTATTGCTGATCAAGTGCGTAATTTTATCAATCAATGCGGCGCGCAGGCACAACAGCACGCTATGACTAACGCACGCCAAAGCGGCCACTATCCGTCAGCAAGCCGCCGCACTGTCGGCGATACGTGCAAATGGTGCCGAAGTTTAGCCGCTGAAAATGTGGAAAACCCGCCTGCTGAATTTTTCCACAGACATGCCGGTTGTGATTGTCAGATTATCACTAAAGGCTATAAAAGCCGCAATGGATTATTGCAAAATTATGTGAAGCCTAAGGATCGCTAAATGATTGAGCTGATTTTAACCGGTAATATACCTAGCAAGAAAAACTCACGTGTTAATACTAGGTCAGGGAGGTCTTTTCCAAGCGCCGATTTTATGAGATGGCAATCAAGTGCCATTTGGCAGATTAAGCAACAGAAGCGTAAGCTATTTGTTAATCCAGTGCGGCTTGAAGTTGTTGTTTATTTTGGCACTAAGGTGCAGGCTGATTTAGACAACCGCGTTACCAGCATACTCGATATGCTAAAAGAGGCTATGGTAATTCAAGATGATAAATGGCAATATGTGCCAGAAATTTACGCCAAGGCAGAGTACCGCAAGAATAAGCCCGGTGCATTATTGCGGCTGATTGAGCTGGAATAATAAAGCCGCTTGTGGTATTATGTTGGCATGGGAAAGAATACGAACGATCAAGCTATTGCGCCAGTCATTGACGAAACTGTCAAGGCTGATACTAAAATTACAACTGATGTAAACGAGGCGACAGAAGCCGCTAACGAACCAACACCAGAAGTTGTTGAAGCGCCAGAAGTTGATGAACAAGCCGGCGATTTGGTAGAAGTTGTAGCGCTTAAGCCATTTTTTGACTTGCATGCTGAAGCTGACCGCAAAAACGGCGACAAGTTTTTGGTTACAGAAGCCCGCGCCGCTGAATTGCGCCAGGTTGGCGTTGTAAAGTAGCTTTATAGCTATAATTATTTATGTTATAATATAATCAATAATAATTACGCTAACGGTTGCGGCAAAACTGGTTTATAAAAAGGGAACTGTTGAAAATATGCAACCAACACAAGCACTTGATCCTCAAACCGCCCTCTACAAGGCTATTACCGCCACCGCTGAATATTTGCTGCAACAGCTAGACTGTAAATCGCAGCGCGCGCGCAGCAAATACGAATATTACGACGCCGACAATGAAATTACGGATTTTGGCATATCAGTACCTAAAAAAATGATGAACTCAAAGCCTGGCATTGGTTGGGCGAGCCGTGCGGTGAACACGCTAAGCGATCGCCTTAATTTCGATGGTTTTGCTGGTGATGAGTCAGGCATAAATGATTTGTTTGAACGTATTGGTGCAAGCCCTGTTATTAACGCAGCACGCCACGACAGCATTATTGCTGGTTGTGCTTTTATAGCTATAGCTGATGACGGTAGTGGTAAAAAGCTCATACCATTTACCGCATTGGAAGCTACAGGAATAATTGATGAAAATACAGGGCTTTTATCGATGGGCTTAGCAGTGACCCGCTGGTCGCTGCCAAACCCGCGCAAACGCAATTATTTAGCAGTGCCAGTTGACTATATCCTGTTTTTGCCGGAATTTACCGCAGTTTTTGAAGATGACACATTGTGCGACATTAAAGAAAATCCGACAAAACGATGTCTATTACATCCAATCACGCGAAAAAGAAGCGCTAACGCGCCGCTTGGTAGGTCGAAACTTACCAAATCCGCCCGCCGAATTATTCAGGAGGTTGCACGCGTAAAAAGGCGCTATGAAATCGCTAGCGAATTTTACAGCACGCCGCAACGATACATAAACGGCTTGGCTCAGGGCGCAGAAAAGGACAATAACCTAGATAGCGCTTTAGGCAAGGTTTGGGCGGTTACTAAAGATGATGACGGCGATAAGCCAGATATTGGACAGCTAGCGCAGATGAGTATTGACCAATTCAGCGGTCAGAAGAAGGACTTGGCACGCGATTTTTGCGCAGAAACAAGCCTAACGCTCCGCAACTTAGGCTATGAAACTGCAAACCCAACAAGCGCCGATAGCTTGACCGCAATGAGTGATGATTTATTATTAGAAGCTAAAAGCCTTCAGCGTGAAATGGGTGAACAAATTAAACAACTAGCTATTACGTTACGTATGTCAATTGATGGCATTGACACCGTGCCTGATAAACTTAAGAAGATTGTGCCAGCGTGGTCGCCAATTTTCCAAGTTGACCTTGGCGCAGCTGGTGATGCAGTTTATAAGCTATTTCAAGCAATGCCTGAGCTCATTGGAACGGTCCAGTCGTATCAAATGCTTGGTATTTCAGTGCGCGAAGCTGAACAGTTGCAGAAAATACGGCAGTCGTCTATTAATAGTCAATTTATGCAAGGAGGTGCTAAATGACGCGTGAACCATTTGCAACTACAGCTGATTTACAGGAATATTGGCGCACGCTAACACCTGACGAGATTAACCGCGCTAAAATTTTATTAACACTTGCAAGCGATCGCTTACGCATGATGGCACAACGCGCCGGTGTTGACCTTGATAAAAAAGTACAAGCTGATCCTGGTGGTGTTTATGCTAGCACGCTGAAATTTGCCGTGCTAGATGCGGTTAAACGTGCTATGCAAGCGCCGGCTGATTTGCCGCCAATCAATTCATACCAACAGACAGCTGGTCCATACAGCGAAAATATCGCCTATGCGAACCCTACAGGTGATTTGTATTTTAAGAAATCAGAATTGGCGCTACTTGGCATAAGCGGTGGTCAAAGCCTGAATAGCCTTAGCACAACGCCAAATAATAATCTTTACGGAGGTACTCAATAATGACAAAACGTGTGTTTAATATGGGTGGTGGCGCGCACAGTGACGCCGCATACACAGCATTTGAAAATGCAGCTTACGGTAGTTGCGTGGCAAACGCTACAAGCCTTGCGGTTAGCGCTGGTAGTGGTATGAGCGTACGTATTGCGGCCGGTGATGGTATTATTAGCACGCCAAGCTCAGGCAAACGTATTCAAAGTGATGCTATTGAAACGGTTACGATTAGCGCGGCTAACGCTACATATCCGCGCATTGACAGCGTGGTTGTGTATATTGATAGTGCCGTACAGCCAACCACGGCGGTTATTGATAACGTGAACGGCATATTGAAGTTTGCGGCAGTTGCCGGCACGCCAGCGGCAAGCCCAACCGCACCAACTGAGTCAATGATCCAAGCGGCAATTGGTGCTGGCAATAGGTATATGGTGCTGGCTGACGTAAAAGTGCCAAACGGCGCAACCAGCATGAACACGGCAACGTTTACTGACCGCCGCAAAGTCGCTACTATGATTGACAGTAGTAACTTGGCTAAAAAGGCGGTTAAAGCTGAAAATATAGATTTTACGACAATGCCAGGCAACAAATATAGTATGGATGAGCAAGACACTGGTCAAAAATGGATTGACGGTCGCGTAATTTATCGTAAAGTCGTGCGTGGTACTGTGAATATGACAGGTGTTTTTAATACGTCAAATTTGCCACATGGTATTCAAGGTCTATCTAATAGATGGGAGTTAATACGATACTATGGCAATATGAGATTATCTGGCGTTTTATCAAACAATCCTATAAAACAGGCACTGCCATATATTGAGGGTACACACCAATCGGGCGTTACCTCAATTGATCAAACGAATATTACAATCTCTGGTAGTTATAATTGGGGGAATTCAGAAGTTAGTATTGTTTTAGAGTATGTTAAGTAACTAGACAGTACCTATAGCAATTCAGCTTATTCTGTATAATATATAATAATTGTAAGCACGCCAGCATTGCCTGCATTAAATCGCAACTGCCAGCTACCACCATAAAATGTAACTTTAAGCTGTGAGTTCTGTGTGCTTGGTGCGTTCGGGTTAATATATTCAAGTGGATAAAAATCGTCACCGGCACGTAATCCGCCCTCTGCCTTGATAATCTGCAACGAGTTATTTTTAGGCAAATCAATGTTAACAATCTGTTCTACATTTCCCTGAGCCCTCGCGTTAACTGTAAAGACTTGCCTGAAAATTGTTTTTTCATTGACCCATTTTTGACCAGTGTCCTGTTTAGCAGTTGTGTATGTATTGCCAGGCATAGTCGTAAAATCTATATTGAGCGTATTGATAGCCAGACCACAATTTTGTATAATTAAAACATAAGGATTTTGCAATATGTTAGAAAAGGCACTAGATGGAATAATTACACAAGGCGGCTTGCTTGGTTTATTCATAGTGCTATTTGTGCTAGCTATCATAGCTTTATGGTTTGAAAACCGTAATTTGCGTGCTGAAAATAAGCAGATAAATGAGGCACGCATTAACGACTTAAAAGAAGAACAGGCTGCACGGCTGGCGGTGGATCAAGGCATACGTAATAACTTAGACAGGCTTTTGACTAAAATTGAAGCGGGGAGAGGTGAAAAATGTTAGGTGTGTTAACGTTGCGGCAATCAAAACCGACAATTATCGCTAACATTGAAGTTGAGCGCCTTAAGCTTGAGCGTCACTGTGCGCGCCAACAAATAAAAGATAGCACCGAAAAACTAAATGAAGTGATACGCCAAAATCATTTTACAATTCAGATACACCAGGCAAGCCACAAGCAGCCGCAAAATGGGGGAGGCAGTGGAAAATAATATTGCCGTAATCGCATTTTTACTAATAACCAGAATAGCAACTCTGGTTATTTTTACGCGCATTTTATTTAAGCAGTTTAGCCTGTTGCAAGCACCGCTCGAGCCTGAAGTAATACCAACGCGCAACGCGCTGATTGCTATAATGCTTATAAACGCCTTGGCGCAGCTAATGCCTATAGCACTTAGCGTTTTATCGCTTGGCACACCCCCGCTCCACCCGGCCGTAGAGATATTTTACAGATTATCAAATAGCACTACTGATTTATGCGCGGCAATTGGATTTTGGCTAATTTATCGCGACAAAGAGTTATAAGATAATATGATATAATAAATGCAAGCAGAGCCACGCAACGGCGTGCGTTGTGCCGATTGCCATAAAATAAAAGGAGAAGAAACTATGGCAAATACAGCAGCAAATGTAAGTTTTGGTAAACCTAAGGTTACCGGCGGTGTTTATGTAGCGCCAAAAGGCACCGCAGTGCCAACCGACGCAACTACAGCGCTTGACCAAGCATTTAAGTCGCTTGGCTATATTAGCGAGGATGGTTTGGTTAACAGCGTTGAAACTGACACTGAAACCGTTAAGGCTTGGGGTGGTGATACCGTTTTAAGCGGCTTGACCTCATACACGGAAACGTTTACGATTAACCTGCTTGAAACTAACGCTGACACGCTAAAAGTTATTTACGGTCCAAGCAACGTTACTGTTGGCGTAGGTGGCGCTATTACCGTTAAGGCTAACAGTAAGCCACTTGACGAGCAGGTGGTTGTGTTTGAAGTTGGCATGACCGGCGGTCGTATTAAGCGTATTGTGGTTGAGCATGGGCAAATCACCGACCGAAGTGCCGAGGTTAAATATGTTGATAATGAAGCTATCACATATCCGGCTAAGTTTGTAGCCTACCCAGACAAGAACGGAAACACGCACACTGAATACATCGCAGTGGCAGCGTAAGCGTTTTACATACCTAAAAAATGCGCCTCTAAATGGGGCGTATTTTTGTGCTATAATTGATTATGTTAAAGGAACTAAAAGGAGTTGACACCAATGACACAATTACCAGAAAAATCACAAACCACCACGCCGCCAACAATGCCGGCACAAATTAAAGAATTTGAATTTGATGGCTATAAATTCAAAGTCGATACTGATTTAATTGATGACGTTGAAGCGTTTGAAATTATTGATCGCATTGAAAATAAAGGCCAATCAGCGGCGGTTGTGGCACTATTTAAGTACCTAGTTGGCGTTGATGGCTATGAGCAAATGTCGGCATATTTTAAGAAAAAAGACGGTCGGTTTAGGGTCACTAAATTGCTACAAATTTACCAAATGGTAGTGTCGGCATTTGACCCAAAAGGCTAGCGCTGGCACGTGTACGCCAACAATATTTTGATGAATTGGAGGCGGATTTCCAGCAATACTACAACCTTGATATCAGCCAAGTGCCACGCCAACGCGCCGCCCGTTTGCTATTTCAGCTGCCGCAAAATTGCCGCACGTTTTGTAAAATAGAGCCGGCTAATCAATGGGGCTGGCAGGAGATTTTGCTGAATAAAGCCACATACGCGCTTGATATCTTAGCTTGGCAAAATACGCAGGACGCCACAAAGAAACCGCCGCAAAATGCGCCAAAACCATTTATGCCTGATTTTATGCGCAATGTTGATAAGACCCGCGCAATTAACAAGGACACGGTGCTTATGGACGTTGATGAAATGCGCGAATTCTTAAGCCGACCGCGCAAATAAATTATGTACAAAATATTTATGCAATGCTAAAATGATTGTACAGCAGCTAGTGAGTTTTGGTCCTTCACTTTTAACTAGAATAGCTGACTGTTTTGTACCGCTCACCTAATTACGCGTAACTCTGTGGGCGGTTTTTTTGATGCCAAAACCCCTTCCCCGCCTATCCCCCGACCCCTTCCCCGGCTGATTTTTGCGGGGGGGTTGAAAAATGGGCTATAACAGGGGTAGCAACACCCCCTAGTGGCAGGGCAGGGGAGAGATGCGACCCCTATAAACATGTGCGCCATAGCGTGAGCAGGGGAGTGATAGATAGTAACGGTTATGTTATTGCTTATAGTACTGATATAATAAAAGCATTATGGCAGAAGTTAGTTTTAGTTTAGACACAAATGCTGCTAACGCAATCCTGACTGAGATGGCAAGCAATTTAGTTAATCAAAGTGCGGTAGCGGTTGCGCAGCGTGCGCAAAGCATGATTGGTAGCATAAGCACCGAACCGTTAAAGGTTGAAGTTAGCACGGGCGTTGGCACAATCCGCCGCGGTACTCGTGCGATTGGCAAAGTCAGCATAAACACCGCAAATAAGCACCAAGCGTACATAGCTAATACGGTTTTACGCAAGTCAAAAGACGCTGGTCGCGTAAGCTGAATTATGGTATAATTTAATTAAATAATTACGCTAACGGTTGCGGCAAAACTGGTCAATTAAATTAAGAGGAAACGCAACAAATGGCAGATATCGGAACCGCTTATATACGAATAGCGCCAAACATGACCGGCATACAAGGAAAAATTGCCGCAGGCATGAAGGGCTCAGGCGCACAGGCTACTAAGCAGCTTAGCGATGAGGTGAACGCTGGCGGTGGTCCATTTCAAAACGCATTAGGCAAGCTTGGCGGTATTGCTAAAGCGGGCGGCAAGGCTATTTCTGCCGGTATTGTAGCCGGTGCGACTGGTATCGCCGCATTGACTGGTAAAATGCTAAATGCACGCGCTGAGCTTGAACAGCAGCTTGGCGGTAGTGAGGCGGTGTTTGGTCAGTACGCTACTAATATTCAGAATATCGCCAAAAACTCATATAAAAACATGGGCTTAAGCCAAAACGAATTTCTGGCGGGTGCAAACAAAATGGGCTCGCTTTATCAAGGTGCTGGTGTTAGTGTGCAAGATAGTATGAAAATGTCCGCTGAGGCTATTCAGCGTGCGACTGATGTTGCAAGCATTATGGGTATTGATACGTCTTTTGCGCTTGAGTCGGTGGCGGGCATGGCTAAAGGCAACTTTACTATGATGGACAACCTTGGCGTGGCGATGAACGACACAGCCTTAAATGCTTATGCGCTTGAAAAAGGCATTGGCAAAACCACGCAGCAAATGAGCATGCAGGAAAAGGTTAGCCTGGCAACACAAATGTTTTTGGAAAAAACTGCTAAATATGCCGGCAATTATGCTAAAGAAAATGAAACTCTGTCGGGCAGCTTAAACACAACCAAAAAAGCATTTCAAGACTTCTTAAGCGGTGGCGGCAGTATGCAAAACTTTATCACAAGCTTAATTGGCACTATTAAAATTGCCGCACCTGAAGTTGTTAAAATATTGCCTGAAATCGTTAACGGATTATCTCAGTTGGTCCAACAATTGGCGCCTGTCGTTGGCGAATTACTGCCAACATTAGTGCCGGCTATTGTTAGCGCAGCCGTAAACATTATGAACGCCCTTGTGCAACAGCTACCGACTTTAATCCAAGTATTAGTTGCAGCATTGCCACAATTTATTCAAGGCGTTATACAAATTGCAGTTGGCTTAATTCAGGCGCTACCGCAAATCATAAACATTTTAATACCAGCAATACCGCAGATTGTAAATAGCCTAGTTACCGCTTTAACCGCTCCTGACAGCCTCACCGCAATCATTATGGGGTCAATCACCCTATTTATGGCATTGCTACAGGCTATACCGGTTATTATTACCGCATTGGTAAACGCAATACCGACAATTGTCACTAATATCATCGCTACCCTTACCCGCCCTGAATTTTTGCAGGGGCTAATGCGCACCGGTGTGCAGTTTATAGCTGGGTTAATTAGCGGAATTGCCTCAATGATTGGCAGTGTGATTGGTGCGGCTGGTAAGGTGATTGGCGCAGTTGCTGGCGTATTAAGCCCAAGCTCGCTAATAAGCATTGGTACTAACCTTATAAAGGGGTTATGGCAAGGAATTAGCAACGTTACCGGCTGGATCACTGATAAAATTAAAGGGTTTGGTAAAAGCGTCATTGATAGCATTAAGAATATTTTTGGTATTCATTCACCGTCAAAGGAGTTTGCTTGGATTGGTAAAATGAACGTGATGGGTTTGGCTGAGGGAATTACTAAAAATAAAGATATGGTTACACAAGCAGTTAATGACATGTCTAACGAAGCTATGAACGCTATGGCTGGTTTTGATCCGTCAATGAGTGCTAATCTTAATAGCAATATTACTACAAGCCAAAGCGCTAGTGCTGGAAATTATCAAACGCCGACAAACGTTGTTATGAACATTACGAATAATGTGCCTGATAGCCTGACAAGCAAACAGGTGTCAAGTGATATTGCTTATGCGGTGAGTCAAAGTTAGGGGGAACTATGCAAATCTGGCTTAAAGGGAAAAACACAGAAATAAACCTAAATGGCGGTCGTGAAAATAGTATGCACGTAAACCCTGATTTAGAGGGGTTTTCAGGCTTGCCAGAAATCCGCACTAGTCAAGGTACGAATATTGGCATGAACGGCGGCTGGACAGGTGAGCAGAATTTTGAGGCGCGCTTTTTATCAATCATTGGCGTTATTGCTGATCAAGATATTGCGGTGGTTGAACAGAAACGCCGCGAACTGTTTGCCCTGCTTGCTGAAAAACGGCTATTATTACGTTACGTGACCGACGCAGGCAACACCTACACAACTAACGTTGTTGTGCTTGGCGTAGTGAGCAGCATTGGTGCGCTTAGGCAAAAGGCACAGTACAAGCTGAACCTTAAGGCTGATGACCCGCTCTGGTACGATTATGGCGGCGGTAGCGGTATTGTGGCTACATTGCAAATTGGCAAGCCTGAGGGCGGTTTTAGATTTCCTGTTACATTTCCGCTGATTATTGCAGGTGGTGGATCGCAGTATACCACCGTAAAGAACACAGGCACAAGCACTATTGATCCAGCTATTACTATTTTCGGTCCAATTCATCAGCCTAAAGTCATAAACCAAACAACCAACCAATTCATGCAGATATTAGCAGACTTAACCGTAAATGATGTGGTGATTGTGAATACTCACCTGAAAACTATAGTACAGGTTGACAAAGCCGCTTATGATGAAGCTACTAATAACGGCACAGAACCAAGCGGCACTGATATTTACTACTTAAAATCAGACGGCAGTGCGTTTATTAACCTAGCGAGCGGTGATAATAACCTAGCACTAACTAGCGCAGTTACCAGCGACACAGGGCGCGCTACAGTTAAATTTAGCAGTGGATTTATGGGTATTTAGTTATGGCGAAGTATGAGGTTGAAGTTTGGTCCAAAGATAACAAGCCAATGGGCGATATTTTCCACCTATGCGAAAATATGCGATGGTCCAAAACCCGCAATGATGCAGATATGCTATCTTTTGATGTTGACTTGACAAGGTATGAGGAATATATAAAAGCTATGGGATTTGGTGATAATCCTAGGAGCTTTATGGAGGTCGGCCGTAATGATATCCGCGTAAAACGCAACGGCAGATATATAGTCGGCACAAACATTATTAAGTTTGGCTATAAAGGGTCAAGTAGCGCCGTAAAGATGTCGGTTAATGCTAGCGGTTACTTGAACTATTACAAGAAACGTTATGTAACTATGAATTACAGCGGCAAGCCTCAGCAAGATATTATGTGGGGTGTAATTGATACCTGTAATAAGATGGCAGGCGGTGATTACGGCGTGCGGCGTGGCAGGCACACCGGCGCAACCGTACTCCGCGATAGAAACCAGGAACGCAAAGAAGTTAAGTCATTTTTGCAGCAATTGTCACAGGTCAGCAAGGGTTGCGATTTCGAAATAACACCTGACAAGCTATTTAATACGTATGAAGCACAAGGCTACTACCGCCCAGACATGCGCCTTGAATATCCCGGCGATATTGCCAGTTTTTCATTTGATAGAAGCGTTGAAAACGTGGCTAACGTGGTTTATGGAATTGGTAGCGGTAATGGTGAAGATGCAGTCCAAACTAAAGTTGAAGACGCTACAAGCCAAAATGCTATATATCGCCGCGAAATGATAGCGTCGTACAATAGCGTTACCGAAATAGGCACATTAACACAGAACGCCACCGCGGTGCTACATTATAGCAAAGACCCAATTGAACTCCCAAGCATTACTGTTGAAAACGGCACGCTTGATTTGAGCGATGTTGGCGTAGGTGATACTATCTACATTAAATTGAACGGTAACAAATCATTGCAGCATATTGATGGTTATTACAGGATTGAGAGCATTAGCGTTAGCGTTGATAGTAACGGTTGGGAGTCGGTTGAATTAACATTTGACGACATTGATATTAACGATATTGTCAGCAAGCAAGAGGCGGTTTAATGCGGTTAAATATCGCTGATGACAGTATTGAAGCGCAGATAGCTGATATGCGCCGCGAACTTGACGAACTCAAAACGCCGCAGCTAACTAGCCAAAACAGCGGCATGTTGGCGTATTTGGTGCGTAGCGGCTTGCGTGATGACCACGGCGACATTGTTTATTTCAGTACCGCTAACAACCAAACGGTACGGCAGATATCACATATACAACTACCAAATACAGGCAGCCTGTATAATGAACACGCTTTAATTTGTGATCAAACTTTTGTGCCAAAACACAACAAGCCCGCGGTGGTCGTGCCAATCCTAGAGCTTGAAGTCAAGACTAACGGCTATCATGGCAAAAGCGAATATTTCGCGAATAATCGCGGCTATGGCGTAAAAATGGACATATTTAACGGCGCTAATGCGGTGGTTGGATCAGTCTTCTGTAGCGGCATACTTGGTGAGCTATTTATGCCACAATACGACTCTACAAGCTTTTATAAATATCATACTAGCATGACAGTCGCGGCAACCGTTAGCGATATTGAGCTAGCCTATCATTTTACAGTGCGTAGCAGCGATAAAGGAACAACCTCAAGCACTTTAAGGGGGACATGGTAATGCGTGCATTTGATGATTTAGTACGAATATTACGCCAATTATTATTAGATATTGATGAGCTTAAAACCACGCAATTTGTCGGCACCAACCAGATCAAAGCTAAGTATTTTGAAAAGCCTGGCAGCCACGACCTGCAATTTAGCGTTGTAGCGCCATATCAGGCACAAGGCACCTCATACAAAGCCATTAAGCTTGTGGTTGTGCCTAAGAATATGCCTGCCAAAAATATATTGCTGGCTGATTTAGTGCCTGATCTAAGGTACTTAAACGGCGTTAGATTTTCAAACTGGAATAGTGCCACAAATAGCGCTAACACCAGCACAGCTTATGGCATTGCGCCGGTTAGCCCGACGGTCCAAAACCAAAACGAATATCTGATCCATATAGTAGCACCGACAGGCACGGCTTTACGGCTGAAGATTGGTATAATGGCGAATGCTGACGTTGATTTTTATTTACAGGAGCTAAATTAAATGAGAACAAAAAACGTACTTGATATGCTACTATCACAAGCTAAACAGAAGCTTGAGGAGATTAAACAGTTGCAGTTTTTTGGTGGCGATGCGCTGAACCTTAAACGTTACGTGGTGGATATCGTAATACCGCCAGACGCCCGCACGCACTGTTGGCGCGTACTGATGACTCCAGAAAATAAAGATACTACTATGCCTATAGGTGTTATTGTCAAGCCAGGCAAACCGAACCAATTAAGGACTTATGCATATGTTGAACCTGTAAAGCGTAGTGATGGCAATTTTGAATATTTGTTTATTAGCAATAGTAATTACGATACGGCCGCGGCAGTTGATACTATAGCTATCACTTATAGCGGCAAGGCTAATTTTACGATAAATCAAATAGGCTAGGAGGGCTAAAATGGAAAAACCAAAGAAAACCGGCAGAGTTTTGCCAAACGGTGACGCTTTTGACTTAAAAACGTGGCGTGAAGTGCGTAGGCGTGCCATTGCCTCAAAAGATCCTGTATGCGCTATTTGTGGGCGGTATATTGATGTGAGCCTACCAAAGACCGACCCAGCCACTGGCAAGATGAACCCACTAGCAGTTGAAGCCGACCACATTGTGCCAATTAGCCGTGGTGGCGCGCCGTATTCAATCGAAAATGTGCAACTATCGCATATGCGTTGTAATCGTAAAAAATCGAATAAAATGCGTGATGATTATAACGAACTTGATAAGTCTGAAAATCTAACACCGCTAAGCAACAACTGGTAGCGTAAATTATTTACATTAGCTTTATGCTATAATAGTAGTATTACAAATTTTACTACTTTAGGGGGTCGTATGGCACTAAAAGGCATAGACATTAGCAACTGGCAAGCAGGCTTAGACGCTGGCGCTATCAATGCGGATTTTGTGATTGCAAAAGCTACAGAAGGCGTTGGGTTTGTTGACAGCGCTTGCGATACGTTTTATCAGCAAGCAATTAACGCTGGAAAACTGGTCGGCGTTTATCATTTTGCACGCAACAGCGCAAACAGCGCTGAGGCTGAGGTTGATTTTTTCATAAACAACATTAGGGGCTACTTAGAAACGCCAGGCACGCTATTTATCTTAGACTGGGAGGATGCAACGCATGATGTTGCTTGGGCGAAACGTTGGCTTGACCTGTTTAAGGAAAAAACAGGTAAAAAGGCTTTAATTTACATGTCCGAGAGCGTGGTTTTAAGCCACGATTGGTCAAGTGTTGCTGACGCTGATTATGGTTTATGGATTGCGCGCTACCGCGATAACGCAGCCGATTACAATTATGATATGTCAAACGCTGGTCCAGCGCCAGCCGTAAAGTGGTGGAAATTTTACGCAATGTGGCAATGGACAAGCTCGGGCAGGCTTGATGGTTGGGCAGGCAACCTTGACTGTAATGAATTTTACGGAGATGCAAATACATGGCGTGCTTACGCCGGCGCTACCGACAGCACACCAGCCCCTGCTCCACAACCAGCACCACAGCCAAGCGCAGCGCCTGCTAGCGATGAGGTTTATACGGTCCAATCTGGCGATACCTTAAGCGGCATTGCGGCACTATTTGGCACAACATGGCGACAGCTTGCTGCTGATAACGGTTTACAAAATGCTAACCTGATTTACCCAGGTCAGCAAATCCGTGTACGTGGCGGCGCAGCGCCTGCTAGCGATGAGGTTTATACGGTCCAATCTGGCGATACCTTAAGCGGCATTGCGGCTCAAAATGGCACTGATTGGCAAACGCTACAAGCTATTAACGGCATGCCCGACGCTAACCTAATCTATCCAGGCCAAGTATTAAGATTACCATAAACATTAAATTAAATAGGAGAAATTGAAAATGGGATTAAATTCTAAAGACATAAACAGCATTATGAAGGCGGGCGCATTTGCATTTGCCAGCGGTTTTATAGCTTCACTACTTGCGCAGGGCGGCTTTAAGGCTGACATTGGTTGGGAGGGCTTTCTTAGCATGCTTGCCGGCGCGGCAGTTGCTGGCGTAAACGTGGCGCTATTTGCAGTCTATCGCTTTTTCAAGACTGATAATAACGATCAGCCAAAGCCACAAGCTTAACTACACGCAATTAAAAAATCACCGCCCCTCGCAGCAGGCGGTGATTTCTATTTGGTCCTACTACTTTACGCGGCGGTAGCTTTTAGCTTTAACAGCGTCGTACTCGTAGTAGGTGCTAATGGCGATGTTGTCAAGGATTTTAGCGCAAACATAGGCTGGTCCACACAAGCCCTTAGTTTTATTTGATAGGCGAACGTATTCACCACGCTCAGCAAATCGGCGGTCAAGCTCGTTGTGTGTTGCAAGCACTAACTCGTTAACGTCCTTAAAAGCGCCGCCAACGAATTCCATGCCGCTTAGCTCAGTATGTAAAATGCTTAGTAGTTTTTTGGTTGATAGATTTGGTAGTGGGTTTTTCATAGCTTTTATGCCTTTCTATGAATTAACTTTTGTTATGTTCTTATTGTAGCAAACGCCCCACCGACTGTCAACACTTTTTTATGACTTTTTTGGACTTTTTTTATGGCCTGTGGAAAAGTTAGAGAATTGATTAGGCGGCGTAGTAATAATCTTCTCTAACTTGAGGTGTACCGCTTATGGTGGTATAATAAAGTCAAGCGATACGAGAACTAACTCGGTTAAGAAAGGAACGCCAACAGATGTCAAAACCAGAATTTAAGGTCAATATTTTAACAGTCAATATCGATAAATGCAAACCGCGTGAGGATAATCCGCGAACGATTAACCGTAAAGAGTATGACGACTTAAAAAAATCTATAAAAGATTTCCCTGAAATGAAACAGCTCCGTGAAATCATAGTAGATGAAGACTTTAATATTTTGGCTGGAACTCAGCGTTGGTATGTCCAAAAAGACCTCGGCTATGCTGATATTTTGGTTAAACAGGCTATTGGCTTAACTGATAAACAAAAACGCCGCTTTATGGCGCTTGATAACCACCATAGCGGAAAATGGGACGAGTCAATTCTAAAAGACATGTGGAACGTTGACGAGCTTAAAGATTGGGGCATTGACACATTTGATTTTGGTGATATTGCCGAACCAAAAGAACCAAAGGCTAAAGACAGCGCAGCAGATAAAGATAGCATTGAATGTCCTAATTGTGGCTGCTTGATTGATATTTAACGGGGAGCTAAATAAAAGTGGCAAGACATTATAGCATGCCCTACATGGGCAGTAAGCAAAAGCTGGTTGATAAAATCATACCGTTAATTTTAAGTAGGCATAAAGGTGCTACTGATTTTTACGACCTATTTGGCGGAGGTGGCAGCGTATCATTTTACGTATTACAGCGATATCCGCACCTAAAAACACACTACAATGAATTAAATACAGCGATTGTCGAGCTTTTGCGGCATATTCAGAAAAATGGCGAAATACCGACTGTTTTTGTGCCTCGTGCGATTTTTTCGCAAAAAATCAATAAAAATGACTGGTTTGCTGGATTTTTGCAGTGTTGCTGGACTTTTGGCAATAATCAGCGCAGCTATCTTTACGGTGATAAAATCGAAGAATTTAAGCGGAAATACCACGAAACTGTGATAGATGGCATTGATAATATCAAATGGCTCGAGAATTACGTAAATGACCATTTTTCAGAAAAAGATGGCTTAAGTCGTAAAATACAGCTTTATTTAGATTTTGATAAATATAACACCGCTTATAGCCGTCGTGTGGTATTAAGCCGACAACTACCAGTTTATAATCAGCTTGAACACATGACACGTATTGAACGGTTAGAACAGTTGCGCAAGTTACCGCTTAAGGAGTTAGAGATAACCAACAGCGATTACCGCGAAATTTCTCTAGGGGGGGGCAAATCTGTGGTGTATTGTGATCCTCCATATGAAAATACTAACGAATACAAGGCTGGCGGTTTTGATAGTCAAGCCTTCTATGACTGGGCAATTAGTCAATCCGTGCCGGTTTATTTCAGTAGCTACAAAATCAGCGACAAGCGCTTTAAGCTGATTAAGGCTATCAATACGCGTAGCAACCTTGATTATCGAACCAGAGCTAATGCGGCTTATAATTTCGAAAATGTTTATTGGAACGGGGTCCAGTGATGACAGCTAAAACTACACCAGAACCCGCCACAGCCACGAAAATAGCAAAAACGGGTGTTGATACCAAAACAGCCGAAACCGCGCCAAAAACGCTCAAAAAACGCCAAACAGCAACAACTAAACGCAAAGCCGCGGCGAAACCTAAAGCGCCAACGTTTACAGAAGCACGCGCTAAGCAGTGGTTTTTGGAATTATCGCATGACGAATTTTTAGAATTGTGTAAAAAATGGAACGAGCGCAATTTCAAAATCAAATTGCCAAAAAACAAGGATTATGAGGGCTGGCTAAACTATTTCAAGGATTTACCGCCTAGCACTATTAGAATTTTAAGTAGTAGCGGTATTGATGTGCTTAGCACTGAAGCTTACGCGGCACTCAGCCGCTGGCATGATATTATCAAATCACCGCACCGCATTGAAAAATTGCAGCAAGCTAGCCTACAACGTGATAAAACTAAGAAAACCGGTCCAAGCATTGCTGAATTAGCCGCCAAAAATGATCAGCTGGGTGTGTTGCAAGCATTGCGCGACAATATTGCCGCTGAGCTTGAAAAGGGCGTTGCAACACGTGATATGGCCAGCTTATCGCGGCAATTGATTGACGTGACTGATCAGATTAAGGCACTTGAACGCAAGAACGGTCCACGTAAAAATACTGAACTGGCAAAATTGGTTGGTGAGGTTAATGATGAGGTGCAACACAAGCGTAAACGTGGCAATGGTGCGCGCACTACAAGCTTTAAGGCGCGCATTACTATTGATGATATGGAGAAGTCTTAAAAATGACGAAGAAACGGCTAGGAAATCAAAAACCACGTATTGATCACTATAACAATGGCGATGTCTGGTTAGCGGTTAAAACCATTGAACTACTTGAAAAATATGATTTGCATTTGCTGCCGTGGCAAAAAACGGTCCTCTATCGCTGGATGGCGGTTATTGAAGATGACGAGGGCAAGTGGATTTGGGCAAACCCTGACGCAGGGCTTAGCGTGCCGCGCCAAAATGGTAAAACTGAGCTATTTATCGCACGTATCGTTGGCGGCATGATTTTCTTAAATGAGGCACTGATTTATACAGCGCACGCTGATAAGACCGTGACTGAGGTTAAGCGCCGTGTGCAGAATTTCTTTTATAATGCCAAAAATGAAATACGAGAATTACTAACACATGAATTTGACAGCAAACCGCGCACGCTTGATTATATAGAGCTAATGGATGGCGGCCGTTGCGTATTCAGAACCCGAACGCGTACAGGTGGATTAGGTAACACTAGCGATACCCTGCTACTTGACGAATGTCAAGAGGAAACAGATGCACAACAGGAGGCGCTACTACCTACAATCGCCGCAGGTCGTAACCAGAATAGCCAAACAATCCGTGCTGGTACGCCGCCAACATCTGGATCCACAGCTACTGTGTGGTTGCGTATCCGTGACAGCGCACTAGATGGCAAGGCGCCCGATTATTGTATTCAAGAATGGTCAGTTGAGAATTTAGTCGATAAAACCGATAAAGATGCTTGGTACTATACTAATCCTAGCCTTGGCTGCTTCCTACAGCTCCGCCGCGTTGAAACAGAAGCTAAACAAATGGCCGACGACAGCTTTAACAAAATGCGCTTGGGCTGGTATGCCGGCACTAAAAATATGCGGGCTATTGATGAGGAGGACTGGCAGAAGCTTGCAGTTGAAAAGGTTGATTTGCCTGAAAATCCTAGTCTAGTTTATTCAGTTAAGTTTGCACCTGACCGCAGCAACGTGACGCTAGCGGTTGGCGTATCAATGCCTGACGGCAAAACGCATGTTGAAGTTATTGAACGCAAGCCGCTGAGCGCTGGTATAAGCTGGCTTAGCACGTGGCTATTTGCTAGGTGGCGCAATGCGGCTAAAATAATCATTGACGGCGCAGCTGGCACGCAGTTGTTAGTTGAAGAGCTGACGCGTATGGATAAACGAATATCTAAACGAATATTAACACCGAACGTGCGCGAAGCTGGCGCAGCCTATGCAGCATTTGACACAGCCATTAAGCAAGGCACGCTAACTCACTTTAATCAGCCAATACTAAACATAAGCATACGAACGGTAAAGCGGCGTGATATCGGCCGCGACGGAATGTTTGGTTACGCTACAATGAACTCTGAAATTCAAAGCGATCCAACCGAAGCCGCGGCATTTGCTTACTATGGCGCAAATAGGTTTAAGAAATCTGCTCAAGGTATTGCCAGCGGGCAGCGCGTCATGGTATAATAAAGGTGGTAATAAGGGTCAACTCTGTTACCGCCACTTTTGTGCAAAGAGCCGGCGTTTACTCCAATTGGCGCCGGTTTTTTGTTGCCTAAAAATCGATGAACAACAGAGGTATTTCTATATAGTATATAAATTACTTCAAAGAAGTATTCTATATAGTATATAGACCAGCTTGAATTTTTGAGTTATCCACAGGCTTTATGCAAATCATTAAAAGTCGGACTTGCATTTATAATTTAAGCTCGGTATTATATATACATAAGGTTAAAAAACGAAATTGGAGGGTCTAGTGAACATAACATTTACGGAACGGCGACAGAAAACAATGCTTGAACGCATTGGCTCTGAAGCGGCTGAACTAATCGAAAATAAGAAATATTTGCCATTTTTTAGAAGTATACAGATAAAGCTTGAAAAAATGGGCAGGGCTGACGAATGGCAGCGTATGATTGCCACCGCTAAAACCAAAGCTAATCCTAAACACTATTTTGCGACATTGTGTAAGATGGTCAAAGATGGCACATACAAGTTTGTTGAAAAAGTTAAAGAGGTCGCAAAGCATACAGCTAGCTACATCAGCGATAAAATCAAACAGTTTAATTTTAATGAAAAGTATGAGCGCTACTGGGTACGACAATGCGCTAACTATATTGACAAATGCAGTATGGCTGGTTTTGTATGTCTTTTGGAGCTGGCCGAACGCAAAGGAATGTCGCAAAAATATTTTGCTAAGGCGATACAAAACGCAATGAAGCCACAAGATTATTATAAATTTATGATTAAAGGAGACAAATAATGAAACGACAAACATTTATTGAAATTATCGAAGATATTCAGCGCCAAGCACGTCAAGACCGCGAAACTACCGAAAAACTAGCTGATATCATGGTAGACAGCACTGGATTTTACACAACGCGGCTTATCACAAGCCTTGTTATTACGCTAGAGGCTGAATTTGATGACGATGATAGCACTATTGCTTGGTGGTTGTGGGACGCGCCGCACGCTGGCAGAAAAAAAGCCGCTTGTGTTATTACAGATGAAAAACACGGCAAGAGCTGGCATATTACAGACTCAGGCAAGCTTTATGATTATCTGGTGGAAATGCAGGAGGCGAAAAATGACAAGTAACGCTATATTTGGTTTTAAGTGCGGTAATGAAAAATGCAACGCGTTTGTGCCAACCGCTAGCTTAAATTTAGTAAAGCTTAAGCTGGTCCGCCGCGGTCCAGTTGAATGTAAAAAATGCGGCAAGCGTACCAAATGGCAAGAAACCGCACAGCTAATTGTGCCTAAAAAAGAAACTGAGGAGGTCGAAATATGAAAAGTGTTTGGTTTTTAATGCAGCTTTTAGCGCTGATGTTTATCTATGCCGCGTCAATTATTACAGTGGCAATGGATATTATGGATAAAGATTATCTGCCAGCAATCCTGTTTATGCTGATAATATTTTGGATTGATCGCCAAATTGAAAAATTGCTCGATAGCTAATAGGTCCAAAACCAATTTCCCCACTTGGGAAAAATGGTTTTCCACAGGCCGTAAAAAAGTCTAAAAAAGTCATAAAAAAGTGTTGACATACGGTGGGTAGCTTGCTACAATAAGAATATAACAAAAGTTAATTCATAGAAAGGCATAAAAGCTATGAGTAAATTCAATGACAACTACTTCAACGAAAGCATTTGTAAGAAATCAAACAAATACTTTACTTTTAAGCGTTATAAAGATGATGACAACGTAACAATTGTAACTAATAACGTTATACAACTTGGTGAATGCGGCGAGTATTATGTTTTGCTAGTTGGCGAAGGCAAGGGTGTTTGGCTTAAAGATTGGCAAGTTAAAGAATGCCGCGTTGGCCAACAAACATATCTGCCAGCTTTTACAGTAAAGCTAAGCCGACAATATTTCACAGTTAAAGATATCACCTCGCCAAAATGCAATGATTTCTTTTTTGAAAAAGAAGAAACTTTTGATGACATGGTTGAATTAGCTAAAATACAAGACGAACGTAACGAAGCTATCAGCATTTCATAAACAACGTGACCTGAGCAAGTCGTTAAACTGCTCTGCCTTATGCACATTAACAACTCAACCGCATAACTGGACAGATAATATGCACAGCTCCTTATTTTATATGGTCATATTCAGCCCACCCTGGATATCAAAAAATAATTGTGAAACGTTGCGAGTCAGAAAATGTCACCTGCAGTACAACGTGTATTGTCTGTCTAACTGGTAGCACCAACGCACCTTTTAATGTTTATTTACCGGGAAAAATTGAAGATTGTATGCATATTTTTGCTATTTATAAAACCTATCATTTATCATTTGGTGCTGCCAACTGGCTACACAACAACTTTAAGTAATATCAATTTCTACCTGTTAACTAATCATTTTACTATTTTTGTGTAGCCAATTGACTGTATAAGTGGCGGAATAGGTAAAGATTAACTGACAGCTTAGACTAAGCCTCGTATTTTGATACGACCCCTGGGATGAAAGCAAAAAGCCGCATAATGTAAAATAGGGAAAAGTCAGTTGCGTAACTGTGATGTGACTTTACGAAACCTAATTCCCTCACATTCGAGGAAATTAAAACTCGGCAAATCATCACCTTATACAGTCAACCAGTTATGCGGTTGAACCTTAGAAAGGAAACCAATGAAACAAATCACAGTCATAGACTCTAGCAGCGATATCAAAAACAAACTCCCAAAAGAATATAGAAACATGAAAGTGAGGTTCTTTCAGTACAGTCTAGATGCGTTTTATTATAAAAGTGACGACATATCTATTCTCGCCGATTGCGAATACGAAGGGGGCGACAATTGTTATCCTCAAGAGTTGCTATACGAAGAGACCGTTGAAGAGTTATTCAACAGTAATGACTGGAGTATGTTTATTGTATTCGACAAACGTAAGGATGACAAAGATGAATAATCGCAAGAGAGAGCTTATTGAACACTTAGTAAGGTCAATTGACTATACAAAAGAAAGAATATTGTATTGGGAAAGGCTTAGAACGAGAGAAAGCTACGACATTTTTGTACGATTGAACGAAAGCGACAAAGAGAATGAACTAGTCAAAGTCGAATACAAAGACGATATCGTAAAGCGAATTATCGATGACTACAAGCGAAGCTTCAAAGAATATGACAAAGCACTAGACGAGTTTTTGGAGGAAAAATAATGTCAGCAAACAAATTCAAGGTCGGTGATAAGGTCAAGGTCCGCAAGGGGCTTGTCGCGTATAAATGTTACGGTAATATATGTTGTGATAGTGCTATGGCGGAAATGGGCGGAGAAGTATTTACAATTCGCCGTGTAGTCAGCGACGGTTATTATATCAGGGAGAATTTATTTTGCTGGACGGACGAAATGCTAGAGTCTGCAGAGAAAACCCTAAACTAGCATTAAACTATTGACATGCGGTGGGTAGCTTGCTACAATAGAGATGTAAATAACAAAAGGGGCAATACTATGAATAGAACCAAAAAACAAACACGGCAAAACAACAGGTTAGTAACCATAATTAGCTTAGTAGTTGCGATGGTGGCAGTGGTTTACGCAATAAACACACACCGCGCTGCACAACTAGCAAGCTATGCTGCCGCTAACAATTGCACATGGAGCTACAACGGCACAGCTTATGGTGATAGCCGCGATTATACATGTAAGTAATAAAGGAGTTGACAAAATATGAGTTTATTTTTCAAAAATAGTATAGAAAATGTACAACCAACTAGTAGCGTTGCAGCTAGCCTTGCCGCCGAACCAGCAGGCATTGGCTATAATGAGGCACTTGATTATTTAGTATCGCTACACGATGACGATTATGAGAAGTTGCTCAAGGTTGCTAATATCTATCGCCGCGCTGAACGACAGGTTGCTGATGTACTTAATCAGGCTAACACTGAAGCGCCAGAAGTTGCAGAGAAGCCAGAACCTAAACAAGACGGCGAGAACTCTGAAGCTGATGAAATTATTGATAGCTTTTTAGAAACTGACGAAGCTGAAGCTAAAGGTGATAGTAATAATGGCTAACTTGTATATAGTAAAGCTAGAGGACGGCGTAGTTGATGGGCATGGAGTCAATGCGCATATGGTTGCGGCTTATGATGAAAAAGGCGCTATTGACGTATGTGTTGATAATGCCAGACCTGAGGACATTGATTTGTGGTATGATGCTGAGGTTGAATTTGTTTGTGAAGTACCTAAATCAATCAATGACCGCGGCATACAAGTAATCTTAACAGGCAGAGCTTGGTCATGAGTTGGTTGTTGTTTATGCAATTATGTTTACTAATGCTGATAGCGGCAATCTTATACAAAGCAGTTGACGATACGAAAGGCGGCAATAATGATAAAGATTAAAGCATTGCTGAAGCGCTTGGCTGATTGGTATCGCTTAGAGAGGCAACGCCTACAAATTAAAGATGATGGATTAGTTAATAGGTAGAGCTGATGATTAACACAGAGGAAATTATAAAACAACTTTTTGATCAGCGTAGCCAGCTACTAGCTATAATTGAGAGAAGAATTGCCGCCGGCAATATGATTGGCGAGTTGCGCGCTGAAATCGATAAAATCGATGGAACTATACAAAGATTACTAACCGAGGAGAGGCTATCACAGCCTAAAAAATAAAGGTTTTAATTATGCTTATACAAGATATTAAACGACCACAAACTAAACCAAGAAAACCGGTCCGCATAGCTGGCAAGATCACAGAAACTATAGACGGTCGAGTTGAAATGATTTTTTATATAAACGGCAAGCGCTATAAAGATACGCAGCATAACCGAGAAGTTGTAGATGCGTATTTGCATACAGGCAACGTTGAATTTCTAAAATACCTTGAAAATAATAGCGATGTTGTTATAGGAGGCAATAGAGGCTAATGGCTATCATGACTGAAGAAATGATTGCGGCCGCTGAGCGTGTATTACGGCAGATGGCATTAAACAATCAATACATTACCGCTGACACGCTTATCGCGGTGCTTATGCAAGATGGTTATACTACAACAAATTATAGTGCGCTATGCGGCGTATTTTTACGTGGCGTTAGAGATGGCATAATTGACAAGTCACCAACCGCTAACCCAAGCAAATCACATAGCGCTAAAACTGTGTGGCGTAGTTTAATTTACGCACATGATTACTATAATCTTCTTAATATTGAAGAAAAACCTTATAAAGTGCTAGCGCTGATTAAGCGGCCAGGTGGCGCAACTAATTGGGAGCTGTCGCGTGTTGTGATTGATTATAAAGAAGAGGTGCGCAATTTACGTGCGGCTGGATATAAAATTAAAACGCGCCGCTTAAAGTTTGGCAGGCTTGCCGGTAAAACGCGGCTTTACACGTTGAGGACTAAGTAATGACTACTGTTACGCCTGAAAAGGCTGATATACTCCGCCAAGCATTGCAAAAATTGTTTGGCGTTACGGTTACGCTTGATGAAGTTGATGACGCTTTATATGCATTAGCAACCTATAAAGAATTAAATTTTGAAACCCTAGTCGGCAAATATAAGCTATTGAAACCTGACACCTATGTTTTACTTGCGGTCCAGAATACCGTACCGCATAACGGTGCGTGGGCGCGCTACATTGATCACTTAAAAGAAAATTATAATGTTGTCATTGTGCAATCAATCTTTAACAAGCGCCTGAAAAAATGGTTGGCGCGTAACGGATTTACAGTTACTAAGAACAACAAAGACAACATGGTCTGGCGCCGCCAGCCGGCGGAAAAGCGCAACTAATTTTTGGTCCCCTTGCCAAAATAATAAATTATTATTTTTTATTTTATTTTTTAACGGTGGGAGGGGGGGTGGTCGCCCCACCTTGACAAAACCGTCACTCCGCTGTGTAAATGGTATATTTCTGGGTGCAAATTTGCCAA